CGTTGCACCTCTACCCACGGACGAACCGTGTTGGGCGAGGTTCCTAGGAATCTCTACAGACTGCGGTTAACAGCCATTCACCCTTAAACAGGTGAATACCAGCCAAGCTTGAGGTAAACGGCTTGGTCACGTCCGGCATGCTGCAAGTGTCCATCGGGAAGGGGTGAGTGAAACTCACGCTCGAAACGATCCGAGTGTGATCTCACCAGATGGAACTTGAGAAGAGCTGCTTCACCCGGCATTGAACTGTCCGGTTTAACTCCACGCATAGTGAATCCCCTAACAAGGGGCCTATGCAGTTTGGAGCATGTCTTCTCGCCTATGGACGGCAAGAAGCTGAAGCGGCCCAACACAGACGATGTATCGCTAACAACAGGGTAATGTTTAATCACCTTGCTGATAACGGCATCTAGGTAAGCAGCGGTCTGCCACATCCCGACCTGATAAAACAGGTTTCGAGACGCAACAGTCGATGCAACCTCCTGTGCATGACCCAGTTCGGTAGGGAGCTCTCTACGGATTCGGATAGGTGTAACATCCTCTCCAAGAAAGTAGTCCCCTCCACAAGACTCTCTGAAATTTCCCTCAGAGAAACTCTTGTTGACATTGACCTTGAACCCGAAGGTCGCCAGTCTGTCACGAACCGGAGTAGCAAAATCTACAGGGACAATAATATCGTCCCCGTAGACGCGCACGTCGCTTGCGAATTCTTCCACAAGCGAGCGTGTGACGGGTCGGTTGAGCGCAATGCCGATCGCGTCAAAGACTATCGTCGTGAAGACGAAAGCCTCGAACGGAAAGCACAACGCTGAACCCATCGACGCGAACTTGGCCAGGCGAATAACACCATGGTCAGGTACGTGAGCTTTGCGAGATCTAGAGGCATCGACACCCTCCGCAAGATGCGGAAAGCGCTTCAACATAGCTCTCACTAGCTGGTTCGAAACTCTGTCAGAAGCTTCGCTAAGATCTAGCGTAGCGAGATCGCCGAAAAGCGATCCCCGACGAGCAAGTACCCTGTTAGGGGCTTGATCATCGAAACCGATCACCCGATAAAGGAGGTCATCCTTCTTGTGGGCTCGCATCAAACTACCAAGTATGGCCTGCTGCATATACTGCATACAGGTCGGCTCGATAGCGATAATGCGGGGAGTTTTGAGCGTCTTTGGAACAGTAATCACCCTGACGGGCAATTCGTCCGCGGGTTCGAGAAACTCAACATGCTCGAGGTCTTTGTAATACGACCAAGATGGCAACGCCATTTCCCCAAAAGGAAACACGCGTTCTAGCCGCTCTGTCCACTGCTTTTGAGACCATTTCGCGTTTCCGCGGATACGGTCAGCAGTGGCACCAGGGCCATGTTTCGGGATGATGTCAAGGTTGTAGATATCTCTATCTACGTCCGAGAACATCTGAGCGAAAAGCACCATGGAAGCAGATTGAAAACGCTCCATGTCCTCGTCTGTGAAGACGAGTGCTTTGAGTTCCTGCTCACACTCGAGATACCCCAGAAATGCTCGTTCCACACGAGCGGGGCTACAGTCAAGTGCAATCTTCGAAAACGCCAGCGTTAGCTGACGTACAGCGAAAACCGCATCAACTGAAGGATTCTCGAGCAACTTTGCGTCACAAGAGTCGAAGATAAGACTCAGGAAACCCCTAAGAAATAAGGGGAGACCTGCGCGTCGCCTGAAACCAGGAAACGCGTCGGAGTCGACATAACCTTGCGCCAGACTTTTTTGGAAGTCCGTTGCAAAGTTAGACAGGGATATCGTGAGAAACGATACCCCCTCTTCTTCAACTCGTCTCTGGACAGTAGAATAGTCCAGAGTTGCGCATGTGCCACACCAGATGGCCAGTTCTTCGGCCATCGTTTTCCAGAGCGTCGTGAGACTTTGCATGGTTCCTCCTGATGGGGGTAATCATGACCGAGTGTTCACGGCATGACCCTAGAAATATTACACAGACAGAGAACTAGATTTTAGTTCTCTCCACCCAGAAGCTGGGTGGCACGTGCACCCGAGGACGCAGTGAGGTAGGCCGTAAGGCCATCCACAATCTGCTTAGCCTCTGCAACGCTGTAGCCCGTCACCGGCACATCGACGACCAAATAGGCCGTCATGCTGTGCTTGATGTTCGTGCTAGAAATCAGCGGGTCAGGAGCAATCTTCGAGTGCTCGAGGCGAACTGTCCGGCGAATCCGCTTGCCATACTGATGGCTCACGGAAAGCTTGACAGTGCCGTCGTCCTTAGTAAAGGACCCGGCATCAACGCCCGAGCTCGTACGTGGAAGGGTCTGTGCGACCGTCGCAATAGTGACGGTCTGCGGGTCTGAGAAAGCCATGAAACACACTCCGATTGTTGGTGGTGTGATTGACTGGATGCCAATCTGTTTTAACGCAGAGACTCAACGCTTGGTAATTCCAAGCGCGGCCAGGATCGACAGCTGGTAGGCGTCAAGCCCATCAAAAGTGATCCCGAATCCATAGGGATTTGCGCGTACGCGGCGTTTAACTGTGGTTTTAACCACTGCCTCGTACGGCCCGGGACCCAGGATAAATTCATCTGGGCGTACCGAGTAACGGTCAATGATGGTAGTTTGCTCCATCAAGTAGCCGTAACGCAAGATCTGACCGTAGAGCATGGCATTACTCATATTGGAAAGAACATCTCCAGTATTAGCAAACCAGTCCGTGGCCCAGCTCCATGGCGTAAGGTTCCACACCACATCAGGTGTAAGACCGATCCCGTAAAGGTGATCGTACATCTGATATGCGCTAATCACTTTACCAAGCTGTGTGTTACTGCTTGGCATGTGGTAAGTGAAAGCGCCAGAGAACCACACCTTTCGGCGTGTTTCTCTGGTAACGACCTTGCGACCATTCCAAGAGCCCCAGTATTGTCCATGAAGAGCTGCTCCTCCTGTTAAATGGAGGCCGGCATCCTTCGTGAAATCCTCTAGGGTTTCGCTCTTGGTCTCAGATGGGAATTCGTAACGCCTTCTGACGTTACGCCCCGCATCTCGCTTCAATTGCTCGATTATCTTGGCCGCGTCTTTGAAAGACTGAGCCACCGAGCGCATATCTGAAACGAGAGGAATCCAGCCAAACTGAGCATTAAGATACTCAGAACCGCCACCCTTAGCAATACGGGTACGGTCGCGCCACGTAGAGATACCGGGAATGGACGGAAGTCCATCCTTCAGTGTCTCAGAAATGCTCGTGAGCGCTTCGGCATTGGAATCCACTGGGGACACTCGCGAGATAGCGGTTGCACCGAGGGCATTCAACTTCTGAATGCTTGAGATGTCAACCTCATGTTCTCCGAGTGGACGGGCGCCTAGCGGGATAAGAGGACCAGTAAAAGTTCTCTGGATACCACCCGGTAGCGAGATGTGCACATTCTTGTGCGAGAGGTGAACAACTTCCGATTTAAATGTATGGAAGTCGCCGCCAACATCTTCATTAGATTTCCCTAATTTGGAAACCTGATGACCTTCCGACACAGTTCTCTGTGTCCCCGACAAATCTACACTCTGACGATCAGTGTAAATTTGGTTACCGTCAAGCAAGATCTGCGCTGTCCCCGTATAACGCTGGGGCAGTGACCTTTTACGAATGACGGTGTCGGACATCTGAAATAGCTCCTCTGGAAGAAATGTGTATTCGAAATTGAATACACAAGTGGTGTGCACTGCGTTGGTCAGACCCCTAGG